TCTACATAGACAATTTATTCCCACATCAGCTTTTGAAAGGAGATGATGAAATGCCAACACCACCAAAACCATATCTAGTATTAGCAAGCGAAGGCAAATCCCACCGTACCAAAGCTGAATTGAAGCAAAGGGACCAAGGGGAGAAGGCTTTGCTTAGTGGATCTAGCTTGAAAGAACGACCTGAAGTAAAGAATAATGTTCAAGCCCACAAGGAATTTTTAAGGCTATCCAAGTTATTGAATACCTTAGAGAAGAATGACTCCATCTATGAGCCAGTCATTAACCGATACTGTTTAATTCAAGCAGAATGTAATGATCTCGAAGAACAAAAGATTTACTTTTATAACTTAGTGAAAGAGCTAAAAGAATCTTTCAAGAATGTTGTTGAAGAAATAGAAGATCGTGAATCCGCTGCATTAATGTTAATGGATCACTCCAGGCAAATGGCTGTCATGCAAAACGGAATCATCAAGCTTGATGCTAATCTTCAGACAAAAAGAAAAATGCTCCTGGACATCGAGCGAGAATCAATAATGACCATCGCTTCAGCACTCCGAAACGTACCGCGTAAAGTTGAAAAGAAAGAAAATCCACTAACAGAGGCTTTAGCAAATGATTAATGAAGGCAAAGCTTATCGGTATGCGAAATGGTGCATCGAGGAAGACAACAATTACGTGGGAGTTTATGTAAAGAAGCAAGCTCAACTCTGGCTGAATATTGCGGATGGCCTTGACGACGAAGCATTTATTGATGAAAAAGCTTATTCGAAAATCTGCAAGCTGCTTAAAATTATGATTCATCCTGATTTGTTATGCAGTATGTATGATGGGTTAGAAGATTACGCATGGTTTTTAATCACAGCGGTGTTTTGCACCAAGCTAAAGAATGATGAAGATAAAGACATCCGGTATTATGTTACAGCACTATTAGAAATATGCAGAAAGAATTTTAAAACATTTAATTCAGGGGTCATTTTTATTTTATTGATGTTGACCGAAAATGCCTTCAGTAGATTTTTTTCTGTGGCTCCTGATTTAAAATTATCGAGCGAGCTGAAAAGCGCAATCAAAAAAATTATAAAAGTAAGTCCTGCATTATATGATCCAGATGAACCAGCATTTAAAATATTGAGAAGTCAAATCATATGCTTACTAAATGATTCTGAATATACACCTCTGGCATATTCGAATGATGGAATGGATGGTAAAGATTTGCCCGCTGTTATAGCAATATAACAGATGAACTGAGAAAGAAACATGGAAAGCTAAACATATCGGTTGTAGATTGATATGCAAGCCAATCAGAGTGGAAGGCTATTAATAATATAATAGTCACACGCAACGCGTAGAAGGTGAAACTCGAAAGAGAATATAACCCTTCCAAGAGTTCTCGGCAACCCTAGTGGTTGAAAAGGTACGCTGAACTTATTTACTTTTCCTATTGAGTATGATATAATTGTCGTATAGGGAAGGTGATGTAGCAATGAATTATCAAGAAAGGTTAAATTTATTTAAGCAGTTAGTTATAGATAATAAAACTATGACAGAAATTGTTTCTATTATGAGCATAACCACCAAATCAGTTTTAAATTATGAAAAAACATTAGGTATTAAATCCATTAGGGCAGGTAGAGAACCAAATTTGAATAAATTCTACTTTGAAAATATAGATAATGAATATAAAGCTTACATTTTAGGCTTTATATTCGCTGATGGATATTTAGAATCCAATGACAGAACACTAACGTTTAATATCAATAAAAAAGATATAGATATTCTCTATAAGATAAAAGAACAAATTGAATGTGGAAACGAAATACATAAATCTAGTACAAAAAACTGTATCAAACTTTATTTGTCAAGTAAAAAACTATGTGATGATTTAAAACGATACAGTGTCAAAAGAAATAAAACGAGTTCGATAGAATTTCCACAACTCAAGAATGAGTTATATAGACATTTTATAAGAGGATATTTTGATGGTGATGGGCATATTGGTAAAAGGCAGTGTGCTTTAGTTATTGGTAGCGAAAATATGTTTAATGGGTTCATGGAATTTATAACTGATAAATTTAATAAAACACTATATTTTCAAAAAGTTGGGAACTATTATAGAGTTCAATTAAATAGAAAGGATAGTGACATTGTTAAATGGCTATATAGAAACAATAATATTTGCTTAGATAGAAAAAATAAAACCTTTGTTGAAAATTGGGATTGTTATACTGAAAAGATAAGAAGTAGAGGATAAAAAGCCTTTACGATAACAAAATTGAAATTAGCTAACGCGTTCCTGGCTGATGAAGCGGGAGCGATGGATGATTATCCGGTTGAAGCAATGAGATCCTCACAGATTACATTGTTTAATAAATTGGGAATCATCATTAGTACGCAATATCCAAATGATAACAATGTCATGATTGATGAAGTTGATATTGCCAAGAAAACACTAGACGGCCTCATGGATGACAAGCGATATTTTGCATTGCTCTATGAACCTAATGTTGAATATTCCACCGGTGACAAGTGGCAAACAAACGACACAATAATTTATCAATCAAATCCAGTGGCATATAGTCACAAATATATATTCGATGAGATCAAAAAGAAAAGGACCTTAGCTATTCTTTACGAAAACAAAAGAGAAAACTACCTCTGCAAGCACAACAATATTAAATACAAAGGGCTTGGAGTTGAAGGATACGTTGAAATTACAAAGGTTAAAGAATGCGTAACGGTTGAAAACCTTGAGTTCTGGAAAGGCAAGAGAGTTTATCTTGGACTAGACTTAGCACTCACGGATGATAACGTGGCCTTGGCGATGGTGACTGAAGATAATGACATGATTTATAGCAAGGTGTTTGGATTTATACCGGCTGGAAGAAAAGAGTTTAAGACGAATAAAGAGCATGTTGACTATGACAAACTCATTAAAGATGGTGTGTGCTTTGCGTGTGGTGACGAGGTGATTGATTACTCATTCATTGAGGATTTTATCATTGGAAATTTAGAACGTTCTGAGGGCGAATTAAAGGGCATACAAGAGAAGTACGGAGTTGAGATTGTGCAGATAGGATATGACAGATGGAACGCAGTAAGTACGGTTCAGAAATTAGAAGCTGCAGGTTTTGAATGTGTGGAAATCAAACAACATAGTTCAGTTTTGCATATGCCTACAAAACTATTAAGAGAATACATTTTGAAAAAGAAATTTAGGTATGACGAAAACCGTATGCTTGAAATCAATTTCCAAAATGCACGATGTACAAAAGACACAAACGAAAACTCATACGTTAATAAAAAGAAATCTGCCGGTAAGGTGGATGAAGTTGTCGCATTGATTAATGCGACTTATTTATTACAACAAGATATGTTATTCGGAATCGATGATTTCGGAGTGCAAGTATTTTAAAGGGGTGAACCAATGGGATTATTTAACAGAAAGAAAATAGAGGAAAGAGCAGATCCAGTTACGCCACCAGTCGACAATGTTTTGTTAGAAGCGTTGCTCGGCAGAACAACATTGACTAAAGAGCAAGCCTTAAACATTCCTAGTGTGGTGGGGTGTATAAAATACGCTGCTGACACAATATCGATGTTGCCGATTAAGTTGTATCAAGAAAAAGACGGTAAGGTTGCTGAGATTAAAGATGATCATCGCCTGAAACTGCTGAATGATGATACAGGTGATACACTCGATGCGGTTCAATTTTGGCGTGCAATGGTCACAGATTATTTTTTAGGTAAGGGTGGATACGCTTATATAAAACGGAATGGAAACAATGTTGAAAGCTTACACTATGTCGATGACGTAAGTGTAAGCATCACAATAAACACTGATCCGATTTTTAAAAACTATAGTATTTTAGTGAATGCAAATACCTATATGCCACATGAGTTCGTGAAGATACTAAGGAACACAAAAGACGGTGCTTCAGGTAAAAGCATTATCAATGAAAGCTCAACCGTTTTAAGTGTAGCTTACAACTCATTAGTTTTTGAAGAAACATTAGTACAAAAAGGTGGAAACAAAAAAGGATTTTTGAAGTCATCCAAGAAACTTACACAAGAGGTTATGGATGCATTAAAAGCCGCATTTAAAAAACTATACAGCAATAGCACAGATAATGTTGTAGTACTAAACGAGGGAATAGATTTTCAAGAAGCCTCAAATACTTCTGTGGAAATGCAATTGAACGAGAACAAAAAGACCAATGCCGAAGAAATTTGCAAGTTGTTTTTGTTTCCGGTCAACGTCATTAACGGCATAGCATCCGAAAAAGAATATTCAAACGCGTTTAAGATGGGAATTCTCCCACTGCTCCGAGCAATCACAAGCGCAATAAACAGGGACATGCTACTTGAAAGAGAAAAGCAGTCCTTTTATTTTGCATTTGATACCAAAGAAATGCTCAAGGGTAGCATAAAAGAACGGTTCGATGCCTATGCAGTTGCAATCGACAAAGGCTTTATGAAGATTGATGAAGTCAGGTATATGGAAGATTACGAAGCGTTTGATATCGACTGGATCAATGTAGGACTTAATTCGGTGTTATATGATACCAAAACAAAGTCTATCTATACACCAAATACCAATATTCAAACGGATATGACGGATATTAAGAAGCTTGAAGAACCTGAAGAGCCTACAAAAGGGGTGGCACAAAATGATCCTAGCAATTGATTTTGACGGAACGTTATGTCATAACCTCTTTCCGAAAATAGGGAATCCCATTAAACCGGTGATTGACTGGTGCAAGGAACGGAAACAGGCAGGAGACAAACTTATCCTGTGGACTTGCAGAACAAAAAACCAACTGCAAGAAGCTGTTGATTGGTGCAAAACTCAAGGATTGGAATTTGATGCGGTTAATGAAAACCTCGACGAAATCATAAAAAAATATGGCGGAGATACCCGAAAGATACAAGCCGACCACTATGTCGATGATAAGAATTTAAGCATCAAAGAGATTTTGGGAAAGGAGGTGATAAATGTGAGATGCGAAATTAGGGCAGACGGATTGCATATATCCGGATACGTAAATGTGCCAGGGAAAATGAGCCGACCTGTGATTACAGGAAGCGGACGAAGAGTCATCGAGGTTATCGAAGAGAGGGCGTTTCAAAAGTCTCTCGATACTGTTGACGATGTAACAATGCTACTCGATCATCGAGAAGATAAATTACTATCCAGCACAAAAGCCAAAACCCTCGAACTCCGAGAAGATTCCATAGGGTTGTATGCCGATACCGTGATAACAGATCCCGAAACAATAGCCGGTGCAAAAGCTGGAAAGCTAAAAGGTTGGTCGTTCGGGATGAAGAACATCGTTGATTCAATCGAAGAACGAGGAACAGACCTCCCACTCAGACATGTGAAAAGTTTTATCTTGG